GGAGGAATAAGCTTCTTAAAGTTAGGCTTCTCTTTATTAGGATCATCCCACAATTTAAACCATTCTTCATCATGCATCCAGTTAAGCTTATGTACCCACTCATCTAGACAGAGGTAGCATTCCTTCATAGCTTGTTCTTGACCTATAACCCAATCAAGCAAATTATCAGAAACAGGGAAATCCTTAGTAGAAGTGAACTTACCCCAATCCCATACTTTACCTAAGACAGTTTCAGCACCAGACCCAAAATACTTACTCAATTTCATCCTTATACTTCTCCTTAGCTACCTTCTAAAGATTTTTAACTGCACTCATCATTTTTCATTAGAATACATCTCTTCAATTACTTGAAGCATCTTACGGAAAATTTCATGTTTTTCTGTAAGAGACAATAGAGCACCAATTTTCCAAAATTTAGCATATTCTTCAGGTGTAAGTCTAAAACTTAAAGTTTTATATTTTCTACCCATTTAGAACACCTTTAATGACCTTTTCTAATTCTTCAGAAATAGAAGTACCTTTATCTACACAATATTTTTTAAATTCTTTCCACAGTTCAGTATCTATTTTAAACCCCTTGACAGACTTAGTCATTTATAGATTCCTCTAGATTGTTTAATAGGTTAAATAGAATGTTAATTTCTGCAGCCACTTCATCAATTTCTTTACTAGCCAAATGTAAATTTTGAGATAGCATATTTTTAGAGATGTTAGTTAATTCATTTAAAAAGTTAAATATTAAAATTTTTAATTTAGACAAATCATTATAAGAAAGAAACTCTCCGGCCAAGTTAAGAGCTTCAATTTCCCTCTTATGTTTACTTTTAATTTGAGATTCTTTATATTCTTTAGTTTGATGTTTAAGTTTAGTATAGGCACTATTTACAGAAACGTTTCCTGATTCACAATCATCTTGTAATTCTTTAGAACCATGTTCCATAACATATTTAGCATGTTCATAAGTAGAACCAGAGATACCTATTTGATTACCGATTGCTTCTCTACTTTCTAACTTAACGGTAGAATTACCGTAATGTTGTAAATCCGTTCTAGTACCTTGTCTAAGTTTAGCCAATTCCCTTTCTATAGGTTCAAGTAAAAATCCAAGTTTAGCCTTTTGATAATTGTTAAGATGTCTACGAGACAAGTTGCTAAGAATAACATAACGCTTTTCTTCAAGTATATTATCAAATTGTTTAGTTAAGAATTTAGGTTCTATTCCAAGTTCATTACAAACTTGATATCTAAGATGCCCATCAAGGATAGTACCATTTTGATTAATTACTATAGGTTGAAGTAAACCATTTTCTTTGATAGATTGTTTAAGAACGGTATAATCTTCTTTAGTAACGGAGACAACATTTTTATATTGTTGGTTTATCTGGATTTTCATTTAGAACCTCCATTTCTCTATGAGGATATCCACAATGAGGACAGAAGAAATCTTGTTTAGCCCAATTAGACACATTTGCATATGGAATGTTTAAAGATGTTAAGTTAGCTTGTTTATTACATTCAGGGCAAATAACAGGTGAACGCCAAGTAACACCTTTTTTGTTGTCACGTAAATGTTTATGTCCTTTATTCAAACAAATCACAAATATAATAAAAGGGGAAAGAACTATTTAAAGGTTACTATTTAAAAGTTTAAATGTTTATAACTTTAAAAGTTTAAAACTTTAACTACTATGTTTATATAATGCCATTAGTTATATTATAGTATAGAGTACACAGAGGGAGTACAAGGTTTACTTATTGGATAGGTAGCCTATTAGTAATTCAAGCACCTTAGGCTACCATTCTAATCCCTCTTAAGGGAGAAAGAGAGAAATAAAATTGAGTGTAGATTATAATTCATGTCCTTTACTGAGTAAACAATTGAAAGGTTTAGAAACTTTAAATGTTGAGAAAGCAGATTGGACATTAACCTTTCCTATTTCTAAAAGGATGGAGGATAAAGAGAAGAAAATTATAGCCGGCTACGCTTCAGTAGAGTTAATTGATAAGCAAAATGAGCTTATACCAATATCAACTCTAAAAGAAGCATGGGAAAAGTTTAAGAGTAATAAAGATTTCTATTTTGGTTCTCTAATGCATAGCAATGTACCTATTATTAAGATATTGGATGAATATGTAGATTCGGAAGGGATTAAGTGGAAGAGTGGGGTAGATGAGAACGGTCTGTTTATCGTAGGTGAAGTACGAAAAGACATTGAGAAGGGTAAACAAACATGGGAGCTAATACAGAAAGGTAAGCTTACAGGGTTTAGTATAGGAGGAGAAGCATTATCAGATACTAAAGTGTGTGATGGTAAATGCTATACGAGAATAGACAAAATGGAGCTACATGAAATAGCAGTGGTAGATATTCCAGCTAACCAATCAAGTTTATTTAAAATAGTAAAGAGGGAAGTTAAGAAGGAAGAAGAGAAAGTGGAAGAGAGTAAAGAAAGTAAAATAGATTATAGTATTGATGAAATTAAAATGAAGATAGATGAGTTAATAAAGAGAAGGATAGACATTTGTAAGAAAATTAGTCCATTACCTTGGGAGAAGAAACTAACTGATATAGAGAAGACTAATTTACAAACAGAAGTAGATATGATAGACAAAGAGCTTAATGGCTTTAGAACTTCATTAGGTATGAAATTAGCAGATCAGACTTTAGGTACAGAAACATTAATGAGTAAAATATCTAAGTCTATGAATGTAAAAGATTTTACTAAGATGATTAAAATTGATATTAGTAAATTAGATGATGCAATAAGAAAACTAACTAAAAGAGAAATAGGTAAACCATTTGCTGGTTACAAAGACTTTGATGATTGCGTAGCACAGAATAGTGATAAAGATAACCCTGAAGCGTATTGTGGTTCAATACAAGCTCAGGTAGAAGGAACTAAAAAGCAGAATGGTGAACCAAAGACAGATGTAGAAAGAGCTAAAGTACACTTTAACATTTCAGAAGAGGATTGGAAAACATTCTCAGATGAGGAGAAACAAAAGTATATTAATCAATTACCTAAAAGGGGATCAGGTAGAGCTATAGTTACAAAATTTATAGAATGCCCTGTAGACGGGATTATAACAAAGTCTAATAGGGAAAGGCTAGATAAAGCCTTAATCATGCTTACTGGGAAACCAGTAATATAACAAAAGGAAAAAAGAAAATGTCAAGTAAAGAAATTAAACCTGAAGCTGAGAAGGAAGAAGAGGAAGTCGAAGAGAAAGCTGAAGCTCCTAAGTGGGCAATTGAACTAGGCGCTAAATTCGATAAGATGGCAGACGCATTTACACGCTATGCTGAAGCTGTAACTACGAAACAAGAAGAAGAAGAGAAGCCACCTGAGGAAGAGGAGCCTAAAGAAGAGGAGAAGCAAGAAGAGGAAGAAGAGAAACTAGAGGAAGAGGAAAAGCCTATTGAAGAGGAAAAAATGAAGTCTATGATTGAAGCAGCTATCGCTAAACGCTTTACTGAAGTTGAAAAGAAGAAAAGCAAAGTGCCTAAAGAAGATGAAGTAAGCAATGTACTTACCTATGATAAGATTGCTAAGATGAGCTGGAGAGAGCTGAATGACATTGCAAGCGGGGGTAAGTGAAAATGTCTATAGAAGAATTGATGGCTAAGTATTATCCTACTAAACTAATTAAGAAGGCAGGAACATTCGCTCCTGGAACAGTAGGTAGCGGAACATTTTGGGAGCCTCTATTTGGCGCTAAAGCTTGGAGTTGGCTTAACGAAGAAGCTAACATTTTTGGTATACTGCCTAAAGAGCCTTGGGGTAAGTCAGGTTGGAGAGTAATCACTACTAGAGCCACTGCAGTTGGTGGTATAGATGCAGATGCTGATTCTTCACTGCCTACAGCATATTCACCCACCCTTTATCAGGTGAATGCACTACCTAAGTTGATTGCAACCCTATTTGATATAGGTGAAATGGTTGAATTTGTGAGTAGTGTAGATGATGCTGTTGAACTAATGGGACTGCATAGAGAGCAGAGAGCGAAAGATCACGCTTACGATATTAACACTATGCTTGGTGCACTAGTAGAAAGTGGAGCAGCTGGAGACAATTTAGAAAGTATTGATAGGGTGTGCAGTTCAGATAGTGAACTTTCTGGTAACAGTGATGTGGGTGCAGGTGAAGCAACTATTTATGGATACAATAAAGCTGGAGGAACAACTTTCGATGCAGTAGTTAATCATAATAATGCTACTGACAGAGATTTGACTTTAACTTTGATAGATAC